ACAAATCTAAGTAATCACACATGACAAAGTCTACCCGGATTCCAGTCTGTACCTGCACTTCTTTGATATAACTGCGGATGTCGTTGATGTTGCTCTGTGCTGGTATGGCCTTGATTCTATACTGTCCGGCTTTCTTACTGACCAATTTAACTTTGAGTTCTGTTTGGTCAATATCCTTGCGGATTTCTTTTGTGCTCATTCCAGCCAACATGGCATCAGTCCTTAACGCACACAGTTCTTCACTGAGTTCCAGACTGATATATACACCACTAAGACCGGCCTGTAACCACGATAATGCTATGTTCATCATGACCAGACTCTTGCCCGATCCAGATCCACCGGCAAAGATGTTCAGTTCGCCGCGACTGAATCCACCATACAAGATACGATCCATCTGTGGCCAACCTGTGCTGACCTGCCCGCCCGAATTAAAGTATTTGTCTATACGGGCTCTTGGATCGGCCCAGTAGTCTGTACCCATGTCCTTGGTCAAGCTAATCTGCACTGCGTCCTTGATTAGTTTTTCTACCGGATCATACTCACCTTTTTCTAATAGGTCAGCACTTTTAAGGATAGCACGTTCTAGTTCTTGGCGACGAGTAAATGCTTCAAACTCTTCCATGAACCAATCAAAGTGCCCTTCATTGAGATCAGGAATGTGTTGTAGTTTGACTCCTGTTGTTGCGCTAATCTGTTCTGCAGATGGCAGGGTTTTATGATCATTACTATGTTTGGCAATGAACTCGGCTGCTGGTCTTAAACTTCTATCAAAGTTTTCTGGATTATAAATGTTCTGCACACGCACATAGCTCTCTGCGTCTTGCAACATCATTTCTAAGAATAAGCGTTGGACATCAAGTCCGTAATCTTTTAACAAGTTGTTTCTTCCTTAGTTCAATTTTAATTCGACTGGTCTCTTTGGCGTGCATTATAGTTAGCAAAGTAGCTAACCTTCCTATACAAATTACTGCATCATTTACATCTTTGACACCCGCTGGCCACTCAGGCATGCTGACTGACCAGCCTAGTTCAACAGCACGCTCTACCAATCGCATGCCCGGTAAGTCTTGATCTGGTACCACAACTACTTCTCGTTCTAGGCTCCTTATTAATCTAGCCTGTGCGTCATTTACGTCTGCGTGTAACACAGCCACACCATTGATGCTGAGTGCATCAAATACTCCTTCTACAACAATCACCGACTGCCAATTATCCTGTTGTAAGTCTGTACCAAATACATATCCTGGTTGTATATCTTGGATATACTTGGGTGTCCTATCGTCTAGGAATCTTGTGGTGTGTCCAACTATCTGCCCGTCGTAGGTAAATGGTACAACTATTCCAGGCCGTGTGCCTCGCTTGGACAGGTATGGATAGTCTAACATAATACCTCGCTTGGTCAAATATGCTTGGGCTGTGTCTGTTAGTTCTTTAGTGTCGGCTGGTAAATCGCATTCTTCAAATTCTATCTCAGCAGGTCTAACAGCCTGTTGTCGTTCATTCAGTATGCCTTCGATATTCCTATGTCGTAAACTTTCAAGATTGATACGTTCGATTTCTTCTTGTGGCACATTCAACCAGGTCAACAACTTGCGAGCTTTGAATGTAAGTGTGCGACCAAGTACAAAACTGGCAGTGTATTGACAATTGAAACAGTGGAAACTCCAGCCTTGGTCTGTGTTTTTTATACCACCACGCTGTCGTCTATCAGCAGATTCACTGTTGTGTACGCAACAAGGGGCATTGAAACTGATCCAACCACCAGAGGTCTGTTTGCGTTTTGCAGGTAAGAAAGCGATCACATCAATCATGCTTTATTATAGCATGTTTTTTGGCTTTTACCTATAGAAAAGGTCCACTACATAACCAGTACTGATTACCACCATGGCACCTTGATTATTAGGAGGAACTGGATAATACGGTGTATTGATTCCAGCATTTGGTGCCAACCAATATCCTGAACCACCATTGGTCACTGTGATACTTGCTATTTCACCTGCACCACCAATCGTGGCAGTGGCTGTTGCGCCAGCACCTTCACCAAGTATGCTGATTTTTGGTGGAGCTAGATAGCCCGATCCAGCATTTTGTACCTGTATTGATGTGACCACACCGTCTTCGCAGATGGCATAGGCCTGTGCTGGTATACCGTTTCCACCTGGCACAGCAAAGATACTGTTGTTGAAACACACACGCACCAAAGGATGCCAACCAACAATGTTGAGGTAAATGGTACCAGTACGATCAAGATAGGTAGTGCTTTCAGTCACATTGAATGGCACGCTTTCGTAGTCAGCAGCCGCTTGGGCCTTGATCGTGCCTGTGTAACCATCCAAGGTCATCTGTACTGTGGTTATGCCCTGCGTGGGCTTAACGAAACTGCTGTAAAATTCAGTAAGGGCAAAACTGTTCCAGTAATTGGCGCCGTTGGGATTGCCATTCCAGTAATAGTCTCCGCCAGCATTGCCAAAACTGGTGCCATCAGCTGATCCCTGGGCACTGAGTTTGGTAGTTGGTATGGTAAGTGGGCGGCTTGGAACATATTGTGGTAACACACTATCCACCACATTAAGCGGTGCACGACTGCCCGACTGTGCATCAACGAATACCGGTTCTAAAAGATTTCCACTGGCTCTAGTGATACTATAATAAGCAGGTTGGGCCAGTAATTCCAATAACTGACTGGATAGTAAAGTAACTTTGGCACGGCCAGTTGCGGCATTAAGGATCACCAAGGGTTCTTCTAACAACACAGTAGTTCCTTCAGTGTTGATTACACGGAATACAAAACTGCTGCCAGTGATGTTGACGGGTTTTTCATTTTGATTGATAAACTCAAACAACAACACATTGTCGATGCCTTTGTTTATGGTTAGGACTTTTGCGTACACGGGATTATACCTGTAAGTGAATGTAGAACCAGCACCGGTATCTATGCTCAGGACCTGGGTTATTTGTTGATATAGATATAGGGTAGTTGAGTACATACATACTATTTAGCGACAGTGTCATCCGGTGACTCATTCATTTGGGTTGGATTCATTTTTGGTAAATATCTCGTGATCAATTTATTATATAATATTTATGGGTAACGATATCTTTACCAAACTCGCTGACAAGTACCCTTTCATCTCCCTCTGCGTCTACGCCACCACAGAATACGTAGGAATCATACAAAATCAAGATGAAATTGTGACTACAATTTACGATTTTGGTAGCATACTGGATCTTGAAGATAAACGGCGTTTTTTAGAATTGGCAAACATTTGGTGGTGGGAAAGCAACAGGAGTATACCCATCAACATATTCCTTAAAACAGAATGGGATCAGTTCAGACCCACCTTACGCACTTTTATCAACAAAGATTTAGCTGTACTACATGGGCCTGTTTGTAGTTTACTTGAAATGGCCCGTAAAAAATCCAAGCGTAAATCGATCACGCTGGTACGACGTCTTGACTAAGCAAGTTCATGTGTAGTGCTACCAAGGCCGCATAGCCAACAGCATGAGCTTTTTTAAAAACAAATCCTTTAGAATCATCACCATCCCAAACTGATTCAAATACTTCTGTCCAGGGCTTGTTTTGTAAGTGAGCTTTACCAGGACGAATAATACTAATAAATGCAGCCATTCTAGGTATCGAGTCTGGTCTCATAGTGTTTAATAACTCTGTGTAATTGCCCACATGCACCAGTTGCTGTGCCCAATCCGTATCCGTCCAAAGACGTTGCCAATCTGGAGATTGATCTAACATGGCTTGATAATGTTCTGGACTCTTGATCAGTTGATACACTGTCATGTTTAATAGATCTATTTTAAAGTATCCACGTGTTTCTGCTGTTTCATAATCTATAGCAGCACACTGGTTGATAGGATTGTACGGTATGTCTGTGACATACACACCCGAGTTGTGTCGGCGTATCTGTCCCTGGTGCACTTGATGTGCTGGTGTGGCCTTGATAAGTTTTAAAACTTGTTCTCTGTCAGCAAAGTCTAAATCAATATCTGCGCTCATTACCAACCTGCCTTTTGTAATATATCTCTAGCATACTCTTGATCTGCTGGATAGTCCTTAAATTTTTTCTGCCATATGTCCGCATCAATATAGGGCCATATCATTGAGACCTGGGTGGCATCTAGTTCGCTTAGGAATCGTTGTCCTGAATCACTGTTGTAGATTACCCAAGGACTGACCCTACCAGTTGTGACAGCATACACCATGCTGTTAGTGTTGCCATAACGTAAACAATGCTCAGGTGGATTGTTGGTCTTGTCATTCCAGTCCAGTCCAAACTCCATGGCCCGTGCTAATGCGTCATTGACATTTTCCACTTGTAAATACGCAATTAAGTATTCGGTGTATACTGTATCTCGGCACCAATGATCAATCTTTTTGTTTTGTTTAAGTACCCATTCAACAAACCTGGCCGGATTGACAGCACGGATATCTACACAATATCTTCCAAATCTTACAAATGCTTTGTAGTACGGACTGTCGGCAAAGTCATCAAATGTTTTGAGACGTGCCGACCCTTGGGTGAGTTCATAGAACTTGAGATAGGCCTGGAATCCCAATCTGACTCCGGCTTCGTTTTGTTCTTGCCTGCGGCGACGTGGCTCGCACGAATGTATAGCCAGGCTTGCTTCTTTCACAAAGTCTTTTTTACAGTACTGACAAGTGTTCATTCGCCCTGCGGTTGGAAGTGTCTGGTTAGGTTGTTTTGTTCTATGTAAGGTTTGATGTCTTGCCTGTGCATGACTGAACCAAACACTGGTGCTAACAAAGCCATTTCAAATGCTGTGATATCTGGCTGTGGAGCATATCGCCAGCCGCCAAATACAATCGCTTTGTGTTCAGGAAACCGTGCTACCGGTTTCTTTTTAAAAAATCCCATCATTTTATTTTCTCCTGTCCTAATTCTCGTAAGTATGTATCAATTTCTTTCCGGGTAGTTATCTGCGCCAATAGATCTATTTCGTCGTCCTTCAAGTGTGGAAATAGGTCGGCTAACTGTTTACGCATACTGCCTGCACCGGGTTCTTTCTTTCGGGGTGCGATCCAGTTGTGTCTAAAGTTGCCCAGTCCCGGGCTCACTGTGGTGGCCATCAACCACTGTAGTTTTTTATGCTGGGCAGTATTCACAGCAAAGAACTTTTTGTTCAAGCGTTCGTTTGTGGCGATCAAGTAAAACTCTTGTAGGTCTCGATTGCCCGATACTGAACTGCCGTAGCGTATCATGAGAAATGGGCTGAACTTTTTCTTTTCTTCATCGGTGAGCTCATCAAAAAACTGTCTGTTCTTTGAATCGAACTGTGCCATTTCATTGCCTATACTAAGTTTGTCCATCGTCTTTGCTCAAATGATATAGTTCTATCACACAATCCAATGCATCTTGTAAGGTGACATTGTCCCGTGCCGCTAACCTAATTTTATGCCATAGCTGATCATCTCTTAGCGCATTCAACATTTCTTGGCGTTCATGTCTGCTGGGATTGTTGGGATCAAAATCCCAACCTATCTCTTTTCTTGTGCTGGGATCTGCGCCAAACTCTCTGGCATACACAGTGTCACCATTGCGTTCGTATATATATGTTGCTCCGGGTGTAAGTGTGCCCATTCTACCAAGCCTTGTTATAATCTACAATTTCACAGTTACGACTGATGTCCTTGACAAAATACACACAGTCGGGCCTGTCGCCTTCACTGACTGGCACACACAACATCTGCCCGTTTTTGAGTTTGGGAGCATACCAGGACATCTCTTGATACACATCTACAATTTCAATGTCCAGGAAGCTGGGACGGAAACTGGTAAGTGGATTGAATTGGAATGCTTTGAATCCCCTATCATTGATGGCAGTAAGAGGTAACACTTCCAGGTCGCCCAGGTCTGGTTCTCCAATCAAGATCTGCCAATCCACGGGCATGCGTATCCTATTGTTGCCGATACGTAATACTAAAGCCGGCGCTGTAAAACTTTCCAGGAATATCAAGGGTATGTAATGATAATCTGGATCTTGTGGATTTGAATTGTCCAGGATGGCGAATCTCATATCATCTACTTCTTCGGGCAAGTGATCAAGATCGAACGGGGCATTGTCTAGTGTTAGTATTCGCATGTTGTTATAATATAGTATTTGTTGTGTAAAGTCAACCAGAAATACGGTTAAAATAGTTGTTTGCTATAATTATTTGTCCTTCGGCGCTTGTATGATATCCTGGATCAACATTAGGTTTATACTCGCGCATAATTTTATAAAAATCAAACTCTCGATTAAGAACATATTTTTCAACAAACCAGGCTGGCAAACTATGCAACGGCTTATTAGTATTAAGAACCCACGGATTATATAAAAATGGAATACCACGATCGTGTAAATCCCATAAGCCGCTTGCAATAATCCAGTTATCACATTGAGTTTTCCAGTTCAAATCGTACAGACATGCGGCATAACTCTTAACAGCAAATTTAATCTCCGCTGACAGTGGTCGATCTCGATACGGATGTGTTGGCCAGTCAATAATGCTAAAAATAGTTTCGCTAATCATAACATTATCATGCCCAGGATAATTGAAATTTTTTAATCCTGTTGCTGGATTATATGCAGAATCTTCAAATGAAACATAACTCTTATACTCCTTAGACGAATCTTTATCCACAGGTAATTCAATTCGATCAGGTGCCGTTGCATTAATAAAAATCCAATCAGGGTTATGCTTTACCGCCTCGTCTATTTGTAATCGAATAACATTATTACTAACTCCTTGCCGAGCTATCACTATTAATTCTGCATTCATCTTAGTTGCTAATATTTCTGCCCAATGTGTGCCAATGTATTCACCATCAACTGGTGATGAAAAACTACATCCGCATACTACTATTTTTTTCATAGTCTCCTCAAATTTTTAATATAGCAGATGTTAATGGAAATTACAACCTTTAATTAAGTGTTCTAGGGCAAGCATTAAACAAGTACCCAGATGAAGGTTGTGTTGGAAAGTAAAGTTGATCTTTGATTCCGCGATAGTCTAAATAAGCCGACCATAAAAAAAATTCCAAGGTCATTTTGTCATTTAATGGATGAAATAAATTTTGATCTATCTCAGGCAACATTTCTTTTACTGTTTTTGTATGCATGATAAAAGGAGTATGGTCAGACATAAAATATTTTCGATCATTTATGGCGTCATTCCAGTGAGAGTAGGCATTTGATAATTGTGTCACATGTGTTAGATTTGTAAAATCTATAGGAGTCTGTTTGTAACAGGCTCGATCATCCCGGAACATATCCGTGTGCCTGATAGATTTTTGTAATACGATATCACTGTCAATCAATAGATACCATTCAGATGAAACGATTTTACTTGCTGCCAATTTAAACCATTGTTGGCTATGCCAATCCAACAGATTGGACCAATCGCGCAATTCCTTGCACCAAAATTTTGGTCTGGTCCACTCGTCTAATTCTGTGTAATGCCATACACGAAATCTTGGATCATCGGGTATAAAATATTTTATTTCTACCATGCACGGTTCATGATCATTGACTACAATGTGTACTGGTTCAGTATTGTGCCCTAGTCCGTGCTGTATAATACTTTGTAAACAGCGTTGTAGTTTGTGCAAATCGTGTCGGTAGGTCAAGATGACAGTTTCAAAACTGGCGGTCATTTCCATTCTAGTTTTTCTTGTGTAAACGGATAGTTGGCTTCTTTATAAAATGCTTTGCGTTTGGTCAAGTGTCGTTTGGCAAACTTACAAGTGCTGGTCACGTCCCAGATTTCCACGTGGTCTTTGTCTTCGGCCTTGCGAATACCCCGCCCGATTGATTGGATAACACGGACAAAGGATTTGCCCGGTTCAATAAGCACAAGATTGAATATCCTAGGAATATTGATACCAACAGCAGCAATGCCATAGGTAGCAATAATAATCTTACCACTACTGATGCTAATCTCATCGTATTCATCTTGTCTCGCCTTTGCTTTGGTTGCTCCTGACACAAACACTGCCGCTTCGCCTAACAGTGCGGCTAGTGCATGTCCTGCGGCCACACGGTCTACCAACACCAGGGTATTACCTGTTGCGTTGACCTGTGCTATCAAGCCAGCCATGGTCTTTAACCGGTCAGGTTCTTCTAACAAGAACTTCAGTTCGCTTTGGTAGTTTGTGAACTCGGCATGGTCTACCAACTGTACCACATTCACATGGCATTGTGCCAACACACCACGATCCTGTAGTTCGCTGGCACTGAGTTGATTGATAACTGGACCAAGACTACATTTAAGTGCTTGGAATTCATACGGTTCCTTGGGCACAGTTCCTGTAAGTCCCCAGCGCAACGGTACACGGCTCATGACACCGGTTAACAAGGTTTTCAATGCGTCGGCCTTGGCCATGTGTACTTCGTCTACGATAACACACACAACATCTTCCAGGAACTCTTGTATGGTAACATCGCCTACGCTGTTTTTGGTATTCTTTAATAACACATTCAGGCTTTGCCAAGTGCAGATGGTATGCTGGCGACCAAACTCCTTGCGGTCTCCAAAGAACACCCCCACATCCTGTTGCATGTTGATGTAGTCTTTTTCAGTTTGTGTTACTAGGCTTTTGTTTGGAACAATAACGATGGTACGCCCATGCGGTGCCACGGCATTGCTCAAGGCAGCTGTGATAACAGTCTTGCCAGCACCAGTGGCTATTTCTTGTATGCATTGTGGATTTTCAAGGAAGCGATTGATCACTTCCACTTGATAGTCACGCATGACCATGGGTTCGCCTTCTAATGGATGACCTTTACCCCATGCGATATGACTGAATGTTTGTTCTGTTACCGCTTGGAATTCGAATGTGGTGCTATACTCTCTTTGGTCGTCCAGTTCAATGTCATAGTTGAACTTTTCCAGGATGGGGATGATCTCAGGTAGTAGGTTTACATAACTGCTACCACCTAACTGGAAGTAACTGACCTTGCCGTCCCACCGTCCCAGTCTAACAGCCGGAAGATATCTAGCACCCGGAACATCATACTTGAATGCGTTTACCAGGGCACGACGGGCATCCAGTTCAAGTCCTTCTATCTTGACGTTGACTTCATCTCGTATGATTATCGTAGCTGTTCGCATTCTTATATTATAACAGATATAACTACATAATACTAGTGCATTTGAACGTATAATGGCTGTGCATGTGCCAATAATTGCTGTAATCTATCAACATCTAGATTGCCTATCACCAGTGCCGAATGCATGTCAACAAAGTCCCAAGAATCTAAATTCCAATGTTGGCACCAACATTTACTGCGTTCTACCCACCAATTTTCAAAATCCGATCTATCAAGTTTATTTGCTAATAACGATTGCGGTCCTATGGCTGCTATGATTCTTGGAAAAAAATTTATCCATGGTTTAGACAGTTCACACAACCTCTCCAAATTATCGGGTTCGTTATCTTTCCAGTATTGGTAAGGTGACTTGCCTAATTCTGCCCAGGTCACAAAAACATCTCCGGACTGTATCTCAGTAGTAGAATAGTTTAACCAGGACATGTCAAACGGTTTAATAAGTGGGCCAGCCAACTCTCTGTGGTACAGTAATACAGAATTAGGTTGTTTATTTGAATGTGACACACGCTCGCACAAATGAATGTGGTCATGATAGTCAAGCCAGACTGGATTTCCATCGTAGTTGCGTTCGTAAATCTCATGTATTTGGTTAAAATAAGTTTGATCTCCTTGCTGGCACTTGATTGTGTCAACTGATACTCCTAGTTTTTCTCCAAACAATACCAATTGTTTTATGACATCATCCAGTCCCAATGAAGAAACATACGCAGGATTATCCCAGGGACGAAAAGGCAACGGCACCTGTCCTAGGTGTTTATAAATTTTTTTAATTACAGGGGTAATCGGTGTATCACGTAAGATAATTTTTAGTTCTTGTTTATTGTCAAATATTATACGCATTTTATACTTATTAAAAAAAACAGGCACTTAGGTGCCTGTGTAAAATGGACAGTATTGCTACTGTCCAGGAGCTACCGGTTATGTATTGTTCATACATGTTGATGCTGCAAGTGCCTTCCAGTTGGTTGCACTGACCTTGGTCAAGTCCGCGATCTTGAGTGCCATACGCAGGCTCATTTCTCTCAAACGATTCTTGTTCTCGTCCATGAATGCCAGTATCTCTTCACCTTGTTCGGGTGTGAAATCATAGTCCTGGAACAGGTCGCCCTTGCGGAAGATCTGTTTGATACGCAAGAATCTGTCACGTTGCGTGTTCAAGGTAAGATCCAGAAAGTGACAACGACTCTGTAAGGCCGCCAAGTGGTCTTGTAGCTTCTTGCTTTTGAGATTCTGGAACTG